GAGCCTTTACTACCCGATCCACCACCACCTATTCCACCTGAACCAACGGCAGATTGTGCGCTGTTTATTCCACCACCACCACCTGCGTAAAATACAGAAGAACCAGATATTGATGAACTTAGTCCTGCACCACCATTACCACCAACTGAACTAGTGCCATTAGAACCAACAGCCCCCGCACCGCCGCCACCACCACCTGCTGTGTATGTAGAAAAATCTGAACTTCCTGTGCCACCTGTATTTCCTTGCCCTGAAGTACCTGCTCCACCAGCACTATAAGTTCCACCACCGCCCGATCCACCTGTACCGGGTGCGCTGCCATTTGAACCAAACCCGCCGCCAATTGCAGCAGTAAATGCACCAATAGAAGAATTTGAGCCGTTAGTGTTAGCTGCTCCACCACCTCCGACTGTGACGGTATATGCAGTACCCGGCGAAACTTGACCCGCTCCAAGAAGAAAACCACCTGCACCGCCACCTGCGCCGCCATTTAGCGAACCACCACCGCCGCCGCCTGCAACAACAAGAAGACTTACATTATATTTACCAACACTAGTCCAAGCTGAACTGTTGTAGTACTCAAGCAAACCAGTTGTTGAGTTATAACGTGTCATCCCTACCGCTGGCGTAGTCGGGCGTTGTGCCGTAGTACCATTAGGCATTTGAACGTAATCTGTACCGCCAACAACTAACGCCATGATATTTCCTTAATTAAGCTGCAACTACTGCATCCCACGCTTTCGTGGCTTCATTCCAAACGTACGGCTTACCATCCGTAGGCATCGCTACTGGTGCTTCCCACAGGTGGTTTGCATTCAGCGTCCACGATGGGAATGGTTGAGGGGCGACGAAGACGTCTTTAACTGCATCGTAGGTGTAACCGATGCCAGCATAGTTTCCACGCAGGGCTACGCCACCGTCAGGCTTACCGTCAGCACCGTAGTGAACATTGCCACGAGTATTGTAGCTGGTCTGTATCCATTGACCGGGGCTAGTGTCCACGAATGTTTTGAAGAAATCTTCTTCTGCGACGATAACTGATACGACTTTGCCGTCTACTACTTTTGCATAATGGCTCATGTATATCTCCTAAAAATTAAGCCGTATAAGTCCCAGAGGACGTAAATGTGTGAATCGTATAACCGCCAGACGATGTGACTGTGCCGCCTGTACCACGTTGAGCGCCCTGATAATAAACCAGAACAATCCCGGAACCACCAGCGCCACCGTTTACGTTTGTCCCACTAAACCCAGATGCACCGCCGCCACCGCCGGTATTGGAAGATGCGCTAGTTGGGGTCGAGCTTGTGCTTGTTCCATTTGTTCCACCATCCGCACCGTAACCACCGGCTACGCCATATCCGCCCCCACCACCGCCACCTGCGTATGATGCAACGGAACCCGTAATTGTGGTGAAAAACCCTCTGCCTCCGTTACCAGCTTGTTTGTTTGCGCCGTCTGTACCGTTACATCCCCAACCACCACCACCGCCACCGCAAGTATCTAAGTTTGCCCCATTGCCACCAGTAGAACCTTGTCCAGCAGTACCCGGACCGCCCTGAGTTGTACCCGGAGAACCATTTCTTGCGCCACCGCCACCGGAACCACCTGATGCTCCATTGATAGAAACTCCACTACCTCCGCCTCCACCACCTACTGCGGTAAAACCAAACCCAGTTGAGTTGCCACCATTACCGCCCGTGGAAGAAGTACTAGGCGCACCGCCTCCGCCAATTACGATTGAGTAACCTGTTCCACTTGTAACCGTAAGCGTTGAAAAAACAACTCCACCACCGCCTCCACCGCCGCCGTTACCACTTCCGCCAGCGCCACCTCCGGCAACAATTATGCAGTTAGCAAAATAGGGGGAAGATGCGATTGGTTGCCAAGCCGTGCCATTCCAAGCCTCAAGCTGACCCAGCGTACTATTCCATCCCATCTGCCCGTTCTGAGGGCTTGATGGTCTACCTGCCGTTGTCCAAGAAGGAGGGGCTATGCCTGTCGTGCCGCCTATGTATGCAGTCATGTTCTTTCCTTATGCCGTAAATGTGCCTGATGTGGTGAAGGTGTGCAGGTAATAGTTCAAACCGTTGTATGTATAAGTAGTCACAGTTCCACCAGTACCTTTTTGTGTTGCGCTTTGATAAGCGACTAATACAACTCCTGAACCTCCAGCCGCTGAGTCTGCACCGCCACCGCCGCCAGTGTTTGCTGTTCCTGCCGTGCCTGCTCCATTGCCTGCTCCGCCTGCTCCACCACCACCCGCTCCACCACCTGTTGCGCCTGATGTGCCGCAACTTCCGCCACCACCGCCGTAAAATGTAGTGTAATTGCCAGTAATTATGGTTTGTAGCCCGTCACCACCGTTTAATCCATTCCCAACTTTTCCTGCTCCACCACCACCACCACCGTTTCCATTACTTCCACCAGACTGCCCATAAGCTCCAGCAAAGCCTTGATTTGTAGTTCCAGATCCCGGAATTGTTCCAGATGAAAAATACCCACCCCCGCCACCAGAACCACCGTTAGAGCCATTGCCGCCATATCCTCCGCCTCTACCGCCGCCAATGGCTGTAAGTGATCCAAAAGTAGTATTTGAGCCATTTGATCCAGAACCACCAGCACCAATTGTTATAGAAAAAGCAGTTCCTGAATTAACAAGAACAGAACTATTTATCACACCGCCGCCGCCACCACCTCCAGCTTGATTGCTACCGCCAGAGCCACCACCCGCAACAACTAAATATTGAATTGAGTAACCGCCAAGTGAACCCCAACTTGTACCGTTATAAACCTCAGTCGATGCAGTCGTAGAGTTATAACGTAATTGTCCAGTAACAGGACTTGCAGGGCGTTGAGCAGTCGTTCCCACAGGAAGTTGTGCCGCACCCGTAGCAGAGTCGGCGTTAATCAGAATACCCGCAGCGGCAGGTACAGACATTACAAAGTTGTTTGCAGTATCGACAGCGTTTAGCGTGACACTTCCGCCTGATGGTGCTGCGAGTTTGATTGAACCAGCCATTTGTTAACCCCAAGAAGAGCCGTTGTAAGTTTCGACTGAACCCGTCGTGGTATTGAATCTCATCTGCCCTGTGCTAGGAGATGCAGGTTGTTGTGCCGTTGTGCCTACTGGCAAATACAGCCCACCTGTTGATGAGTCTGCGTATGACAGCACACCACTCGCAGCCTGCACGTTTACAGACACGTTTGACGCAGTGTCGACTGGGTTGACTTCAACCGTACCAAGTGAGGGGGCTTTGAGTCGGAGTCCCATCAGATCACAGCCCAAGTAGAACCAGCAGAGATCGTCACCGTCACGCCTGATGCAATCGAAATTGGCCCAGTGCTCATCGAATTCTGACCACTAGGTATCGTGTAATTGTAATTAACAGTCTGCCCGTTGTTAACAAATACCTGATCCGTACCGCCACCCGTTGCACCGCCCGTAATACCGTAAACCGTTGTTCCGTCAGTGATGTACAGCTTCTTATCAGCGACGTTGACAGCAATCTCACCCACAGCGAGATTAGACACCGACGGGACGTTTCCAGACGTTGTGCTGTGATAACTAATGAGAGGCGTAAATCCCGTTTGTGCCATGTCTTTTCCTTTACACCACGACCCAGACTGAGCCTGAAGGTACAGTAACTGTTACGCCAGAAGCGATGGTCATTGGCCCAGCACTCACGGCGTTATAACCCGTTGGGATTGTGTAGCTAGTATTCACTGTTGCATTGTTCAGCGTCAAGCCGTTAATTGCCATGAGTGCTTGAGATTGAAACTCACCAGTACTTGGCTTATACAATAAGTTTGCGTTACCAGTGTAGATCGTTGAAACCGATCCAGTTGTGGCGTTTGCAAATGTTGGGTAAAGGTTTGTAGCCGTTGATGTATCGTTGGCAAGCGTCACGCCACCTGCAGGCGTTGTCCATGTTGGAGGTGAGCCAGCACCGCCTGAAGTCAACACCTGACCTGATGTGCCATATGAAACAGTGGCAACAGGACCAATACCAAATTGACCCGCAGTACCAAACACAAACCGACCTGCACCACCGTTGAAAATAGACAACGGCAAATATGTACCTGTTCCATTTACGCCAGATACCAACTGAACATCTGTCGAGCCGTTTGTGGCGATCAGAATCTTTGATGCGTTGGTTGGATCAGCAGCGTTTGTTGCCTGCCATGATGCAGCCGTACTTGTGCCGTTTGGCAAGGCATAAATGCCGGTTGATCCGTTGGTTGTGCCTGTTATAAATGCAGTTCTGCTGGCTACCGTTGCATTACTGAAATCACCTTGGAATCGAGCTGTAACACCTGCATTACCAAGGGTTAATGTAGTGCCGTCAAACGTATGATTGGCGCTAGATTGTAAGGCGCCTGTGCCGTTGCCGTAAGGAATGTAATTGGCAGTCAGCGTTGTTAATCCTGTACCACCTGAACCAACGCCAAGTGTTCCTGCAAGCGTCACAGCGCCGCTTGTTGCGGTGCTAGGTGTCAAACCTGACAAAGATGTTTGGAATGTCGTTACGCCCGATGCAGGAGCAGGTTGCCATGATGGTACGCCTGCGGTCAACGTCAGAATGTAACCGTTCGTACCAGCAGCCAAGAATGTCGTCGTGCCAGATGCTGTCTGGTATGGTAGCGAACCGTTTGCACCACCTGCAAGATTGGTGGAGGTCGTTGCGTTTGTTGCGTTTGTAACTGCGGTCGATCCAATTGCGCTGACGATCTGGGATGCGGTCGCTGCAGTAAATGCTGATGTGCCGTTACCGTATGCAAGCCCAGTCAGCGTGGCAACGCCTGTACCACCTTGCGATACAGTAAATGTGCCGCTTGTTACTTGAGACGCAGCAATCGCAATCGATGCATTACCAGCCAACGTCAACTGACCTTGCGCATTAACTGTGAATGTGCCGACCGATGAAGCTGATCCGTATGATCCTGCAGTGACAGCCGTATTAGTGATGCTGAACTGGCTACCAGTAAGCGTCAGTCCTGTGCCTGCGGTGTAAGTACCAGCACCAGAGAACTGAACCCAAGTAACCGCAGTAACGCCAAGCGTACCGCCCGGGTCAACCGTACATGTCCAACCCGTGTCAGCTTGCGTCGTTCCTTTCTCAACAAACACAAATGCAGATACCAATTGATTCCAAGTATTAGCATCAGATGATCGTGACCAAGCGCCTGACGATGAAATGTAAATACCGTTTTGCGACGAGGTGGCTTGATTCTTAACCAACACACGACTTGCAGAGGTCGTAATCCCATCAATGGTTTGTTCGCCAGACAGCGTGATGCTAGTAGTAGTGGCACATAAAACTGGCGCTTTGACAGACAAGCCCTGCGCTATAGAGTCAACGTAGGACTTGTTGACGATGTCGTTTGAATTAACAGGCGTAGTGGTAATTGAGCCGGTTGTCAGCGTAATAGCATCAATAGTCGTACTGACTGCCGAAGTAATCTGCCCTTGAGCATTAACCGCAATAACAGGAACTGATGCTGATGAGCCGTATGAGGTAGCAGTAACACCGGTATTGGCGATTGAAATCGTACCGGTCGAGGTGATCGGGCCACCCGTCAATCCCGTTCCTGTGCCTACCGAGGTCACGCCAGAACCAGAAACAATCGCACCCCATGCGCCGTTTGCATAACCCTCAAACGTCTGCGTGGTGGTGTTGTAACGCAAGTCACCGTTTACAGGTGATGCTGGACGTGATGCAGTCGTTCCTGAAGGTATCTGAATCGCACCAGCGCCGGGGATTACGGGATTCGACGCCAAGCTAACCGTCGAAATGCCACCTACAGTAGATACGTTGATCTGGCTAGTCGTGCCGCTAACAGAAGTCAGCGTACCGTCGCCAATACCAAATGTCTGCCATGATCCTGCGTAGTAGCCCTCAAATCGACCCAAATCGCTGTTATAGCGAATCTCACCCGTGGTTGACCCACGCTGTGCCGTCGTACCAACAGGAACGGTTACACCTGCTGTGCCGGGAATAATAGGATTGCTTGCAAGGCTAATTGTCGGTGTGGATGATCCATCACCGCCTGTCACGCCGATTTGATTAGATGTTCCAGTAATCGTAACGGGGCTGATCGTTGATGACGATCCAAGCGCCAATAATCCTGTGCCGGTAGCGTTAGCTAATGCCAGCGCTAAACCAGTCAACTGGAATGTCGGATTGCCTGATACGCCACTACCGTTCGTAACCGAAATACCATTGCCGCTTGTGGCGAGCGATCTAGCTGTGATCGTATTGGCTGCAGACTTGACGATAACGCCTGTGCCTGCTGATTCTAGCGATCCAGAGGTGCCATTAAGCGCAATCGTATAAGCGCCTTGAGCGCCGCCGTCAGTAATGCCAATACCATTGATAGCAGAAAAGTATCGGCTATTAGGCAGTAAAGGTTGCTGACCGACAGTTAAAAACGTCTCAGTGAGTGATGGACTTTGAGTGATTGCCGAAACAGTCGTCTGAACCGTTACCCCGTTCTGAACGACAGGGACAAGTTCGCTACCAGTGATGGTTTGTGCTGCTGGAAGCTGGCTAATTCTTACGTTCGACATATCACGGACTCAGGTTGTCTAAGTTACCGGCATCTGGATACGGATCCATTGGGCTTTCTGGAGCAATCCCAAACTCACCCTCGGTGGTATGCTGCGGTGTTTGATTCGGATCAAGCGCAACATTCGGGTCAGTAGTGATCGCATCGTCATAAACCGCAATATCTATATCCGGCCTAGGGAAACGAATTGTTATCTTCTCTGGCTGTCTTGCCGGCAACCTGTATGGGTCCCACTCATCGCTGCAGCTTTCACTACACACCTTAATAGCAGGTATGTTACCATCCGGACGCATATCACTGTACGGTCTCTTCATCTTGCATCGATCACAGATGAACACGCTCAGTGTGCTGTTGCCCAGGGTATCTAGAAAACGCGGCATAATAAAATTTTAGCTCATTTCGATTAAGATTAAAACCATTATCGAGTGTAGTAGCTGATATTCGGAGCGAGCATTATCGGAGACTTATCCCGGTTCTCGTTCTGAGCCATTACTAGGTGTTTCTCATACTGCTGTTCGCAGTACGTAATGCGTGATGGATCAACAGTGGGTAGCTCGCAAGCCATCTGGTGCGACAATCCCCACTGGATCGCAAGGTACATATACTGAGGGATCTCAATCGAGCCACTCAAGTCGCCTACGTCCTGAATATAGCGGCTTAACCACAACTCGAGTTGCGGCTGGATGCTGTTTGGTACCGGCCACACTTCCATATTTGGTTGCGGAATCGTGCGATTGAACCAATATTGCAGCGGACGCAGCGCAGTAAACGATCTGTTTGGCAGATTTGAGTAATCATCACGGTTCATGCGTGCCATTGGTATGGCGACAGGCAATGTTCCGAACACAACCTGATAAAAACCCATGTCTACACCAGAAATCTGCTGAATTCTCCAGAATCCAGCGGTCGCAGATGGGTCTAAATCGTAATAAATCCACGTTCCGGCAGTCCAATTGACCGCTCCGGGTGATGCTGCATTAACCCAAGTGATGTTGTCATAGGAATACTGCAATTGAACCGTTACAGAGCCACTTACAGCAGGCAAAATACCGATTGTGCTGATGTAAACAGGGCTACCTGAACCCGGTGCAATACCAATTGATCCAGTATTGTTGGTCAATTGGCAGATTAAATTGCCTTGACCATTAAAAGCATTGAGCGTGACACCCGAAGTGCTGTATGCGTTCGTATTGACGTTGGTCAAAGTACGATAGTTGGCGTTCAAAACGTCAACCGTACCTACTGGTAAGTAGTATTCAAACTGATCTGGGATCAAGCCTAGGACAACCTTGTTGATCGCCCAGTAGTTGATACCCCAGTTAGCTAGACTTGAGAGCAAATAGTACAGGCTATCTTTAGCTGCAGAGACTTGCTCAACCGTCAACTCTTCCGCAAGCTTACCCGCACGACGTGCGCCGTGGTCAATAAGCTGTTGCACAGTAATTACGGTCGTGCTAACGGTTCCTGATGTGCTCATTACTATTTATCCGCCTTAGTATCCATCTTATCAAGGATACGGTTGAACATATTCTTGATGTCCGAAATATCAGCACGGTAGTCATCTTTTAAGACCACCTGCTTGGCTAAATCCTTTTGCATCGCATCCTGCGCATCTTTGAGCGCCTTAATCTCATCCCAGATCACTTTAAGTATCCACATTGCTGCGGCGCCAATTACTGATGCGCCTAGGTTGAAAATTTGCTGAACGTCCATGCATCACCACATCGGGGTCTTTTTAATCTTACCACCAGACTTACAATTCCATCGCTTCAATGAGGCCGCTTTCCTAGTAGGTTTACCATTTTCATCTTTCATCGGACCGGGCATACCACTCATACGAGCGCAGAACGATCTCTTGCGTGGACCGCCTTCAGGCTGCGGGGCTTTTAAATGGCTTCCCGCTGCCTTATTATACTTCTCTCGGCCTTTCGCCGTTAGCCCTGCGCCTTGCTCAGTCGGTAGCTTTTCTCCTCTCTTAATCGAAAGGGAGACGTCTCCGCCTTTTTTCATCTTCGCTGTCTTTGCAGATTCTTTAAAAGCTTCCGCAGTCGGAGCGCCTTTGCTGTTGGGTTTGCGCATATGCTCGCCAGATCCATGAGCAATACGTTCTTGCTTGGCATGGATGTTGGCGTACAGGCCGCCGGACTTAAACTTCTTACCCACGTCAGCAGAAGCAAACTCCTTGCCCACTTTCTGAGGGATGCCCACTTTCTTGGCAAACGCCTTGGAGTGCGCAACCCCCATCATCAGACGATGCTGCGCGGGGGATTTGCTAGGCATGATTAAGTACCTACGCCGGTGACGTTGTTGTTAGCCTGAATCAACTTACCAGTGACAATCACGCCAACCTGCACGGCGCTACTGTTATTGGTAGCGATTTGCCACTGAATATCTGACTTAGGTGCGTAATAAAATGGATTGTTATTTCTATCAACGCTGAATATTGAAGTAAATGCTTGCTGCAATACGTCGAATGTCACACCAGTATTATTGTTGGTAGACAATACGTTGTAATACATTGCAGATCCACCATAACCATTATCAGTATTGACTTCTACTTGATCCAAGTAAAATTCATACCCTGCTGGTACAGTATAAATAGCAGCTTGGCTTTTACCAATTCCGATACTTATTTGAGCGACTATGTTGCTAGACTGCTTAACAGTAATCGTTCCTACGTTTGTTTTTTGACCTGAAGCGGCTTTTGTCAAAAGCAGACCATTGATTCGAAAGTAACTATTTACTGTGGTTACCGTGCCTGAAGTCAATGTTACAGTTTCTGAAATGATGCTGAAGTTTGCATCCAAGCCGTTTATTAAAACCTGCGCACCTGCATCCGTTGCAGAAGAACTCGCAACCGACATAGTAGATGCTGTTGTTGGGTACACATACGCTACGGCATTTTCCCACACAGGAATGGAAGAGCCTTGAGGTGCAGTGGTAGAAGTGATATTGGTCTGGTAGCCAAAGATACTAACAATGCTGTGGCCCATGATTTGACCACGAGCAACTTGTAAATTAAACGGCTCATACCTACCCGCACGGGTTACCGACGCAACAATGTTATTGCTCATAATCTATCCTTAAAGGTGGAGGCGACCTGCGCCGCCCCCGTTCCTATTAGTAGTTGCACTTACCGCCACGCTTCATCGGTTCAGTATGCGTGTGACCATGAGCGTGTTTTGCTGAATGATCTTTCATGCTTACGTGACCGCCGTGCTTGTAGCCAGCAGGTGATTGTTTAATCTCACCAGTGCCGAGCTTCTTGGTGGGCATCTTTGGACCACCGTGCATTTCGGTGTTTTCGTAAGGCTTAACCGAACCGCCTTTAGCATAGTGAGCCTTACCACCTTTCTTGTAGCCAACGCCTTCAAGCGCACCAGTCTTTGAGGAGATTGACTTGCGCATTTTGGCACCAACTACCTTGGTATTGGCTTCAGATGCAACGGTGTCTTTCTGAATCTTACCGCCCATAGCTTTGTGCATTGCTTTGCCGCCTTTCTTGTAGCCCGGACCTTCTATGCCGCCAGTCTTGCCTTTGCTGTGAGCGCCGTAAGCCTCAACGCCACCCAACAAACCGCCGGGTACGTCAACCTTACCGCCCATCTTAAGACCATGATGAGCCTTACCAGCTTTCATGCTCTCGTGACGGTTGAGGCGCTCGTCTACACGATGCAACTCTTCACGCTCATTGCGGATTTCTTTCTCAAGCTTACCGCCGCTTTTACGCATGACGGGCATACCTGAGGAAGGACGACCCATTGCACGAGGTGCCATCATAGTTGCGCCACGAGGACGAACAGCAGCCATTTGAGCGGCCAATGCAGGAGCGGCTGCACCAGTAATACGACCCATAGGCAATCCACCGCCCAAAGCCATTTTCTTGCGTGCATGACCACCACGCTTCATGCCACTGCCGACTTCATCAACTGAAGGCTCAGCGGTGTCCATTTTGGACATTCTGCTAAATGAAGTTGCCATTTCTTAGGCTCCTATTAAGCTTGGGTGACGCCAAGAGCGCCGGTGCGGGTTGCGTTCGGGCCAACTGCAATAGCAGGCATGGCAATCG